GCGGTAAAGCGTACAAGTGGGTGTCCCCGGGAGCTCCGGGGGTGCCTGACCGAATCGCGATATTGCCGGGGGGACGAATAATTTTTATAGAGGTCAAGCGGCCGGGGCTGAGTGACGGTTTGAGTATCAGGCAGAAAAAGGTCATCGCGACATTAGAGGGGCTCGGCTGCACCGTTTGGCGTATCTCCGATATGGAGGATTTGAAAGCGAGGCTAAAAGCCGATGGAATATAAACCTTACTATTATCAGGACTTCGCGGAGAAGTTCATTCTCGATAACCCCGAGGCGGGGCTCTTACTGGATATGGGTATGGGGAAAACGGTAACGAGCTTGAGCGCCGCGGACAAGCTCCTAAATGACTATTTTGCCGTGAGCAAGGTCCTTGTTATCGCGCCGCTGAAACCGGCGAAAGAGACGTGGCCGCCTGAGGTCAAGAAGTGGGACCACCTGAAACACCTGAAGCTCTCGCTGATTCTCGGGTCGAAGGCTGAGCGTATCGCGGCTTGTGAGCAGGAGGCGGATATTTATATCGTCAACCGTGAGAATGTTGTTTGGCTTGTGGACTTTTTCAAAAGCAAGTGGCCTTTCGATATGGTTATTATCGATGAGCTGTCGAGCTTTAAGTCCAGCAAGGCGCAGCGCTTCCGAGCTCTTAAGAAGGTACGAAAGTACATCAAGCGGATTGTCGGCCTTACCGGCACGCCTTCGCCGAATGGACTGCTTGACCTATGGCCGGAGATGTACTTACTCGACGAGGGCAAGGCTCTCGGCAAAACCCTGACGGGCTATCGTGATACTTACTTCGTCCCGGACAAGCGGAACGCCACAACCATTTTCTCATGGAAACCGAAAAACGGCGCGGAGGAGCTTATCTATGAGAAAATCGGCAAGCTCTGTATCAGTATGAACGCGGCGGACTACTTGCAGTTACCGGACAGGCTTTTTCTCCGTCGTGAGTTCGAGCTTACTCCGGAGGCGATGGAGCTTTATAAGACTCTTGAGCGGGACACTCTTCTCCCGTTCGCCGACGGCGACATCGACGCGCCGACCGCGGCGGTCCTGACGAATAAGCTCTTGCAGGCTGCAGGCGGCGCAGCTTATGACGAGAACGGTAACGTCAAAGTCCTGCACGACTGCAAGCTCGAGGCGTTAGACCAGCTTATCGAAGAAGCGAACGGTCAACCCGTTTTGGTGTTCTACGCCTTTCGGCATGAACGCGACAGAATTATGGAGCGGTACCCGGAAGCGGTAGACATTAAAGACGATGGTGCGGTCGTCCGCTGGAACGAGGGCAAGATTCCGATTATGCTTGCCCACCCCGCGAGCGCGGGTCACGGTCTGAACTTGCAAGCGGGAGGTCATATCGCGATATGGTACGGACTTCCTACCAGTCTTGAGCTTTACCAGCAGGCAAACAAGCGGCTGCACCGTCCGGGGCAAAAGAAAACGGTCCTGATTCACCATATCCTGATGAAGGACACCTACGACTACCGTGTCTTAGACGACATACTCGCGCCAAAGGAGGTACGGCAGAACGCTTGCCTCGAGGCTTTGAAAGCCAGAATCAAGGAGGTATCAAAATGACAATACAGGAAGCAAAGGACTTCCTCAACAGAGGATATAGGTCCAGAGAACGAATAAAGGTTAAGGAGGAGCGTATCGATGAGTGGATTCGCAGAGCCGAATCTATCACGGCTGAGATTAAGCCGGTCGCCTCGTTCTCTTCTACCCCGTCGAAGAAGGTCGAGGACGCCGCTTGCGCTATCGTCGATTTGCAGTCGGAAATCAAGGCTGAGATTTACGAGCTTGCGGCTATTGAGCTTGAAATCGGCAGAGCCATCAATCAGGCAGTTACCGACCCTACCCTTAACGCCTTGTTAGAGATGAGGTATCTTAAGTACCTCAAGTGGGAGGAAATCGCGGTACGACTCGACATCACTTTCCGCTGGACGATGACTCTCCATAAAAAAGCTCTCACAATTTTTACCGAAAGCGCTTTAATTCACGCTTGACTTGCGTTATAATATATGATGAAAAAGTCGGATGAAGAATCCGGCTTTTTCTGCGTTATCGGACTTCCGGTATCGCGGGCGGAGCACTGCGCGGGCCTCCGGTGCAGTGCTCCGTCTATTATTATGAATGGAGGTTAGTGACAACTAACGAAGGAGGGAGAATGTGGCTAAGCTGACCGACAAGCAACGGAAAAAGATTATAGCTGAATATGTCGAAGGCGGGACGTCACAGAGAAAGCTCGCAGAGAAATACCATGTCTCTCCCTACCTGATTCGCAGTATTTTGAACGGAGATAAGAATCTCGCGCAAAAAATCTCGCATAAAAAAGAGGAGAACACAGCGAGCGTTCTGGCCTTTATGGATTCTAAGAAAAATGATGTCTGCGGACTGATTGACAAGCTGCTTGCGGCAATGGGCGACGAAGACAAGCTCGCCGCTGCGACAGTCAATCAGCTTGCTACCGCTATGGGTATCGTCATTGACAAATATACAGCTAACGAGGCGATTAAGTCGTCTGGCGCGAAGGAGACCAACTTCTTCGAGGCGATTCACGCTGCCGGAAAGGAGGTTGACCTGAGTGCAATACCAGAGCTTCAGTCCTCGGCAGAACGCGACCCTCTTCTGGTGGACGAAACCGGAGCACCAGAATAGAGACGGGCTTATCTGCGACGGGTCAATCCGTTCCGGCAAGACGGTCTCAATGGCTATCGGCTTTATCATGTGGAGCATGGCGAGTTTCGATAAACAGAACTTCGCTATCTGCGGCCGCACGATTGAAGCGCTCCGGCGTAATGTTATCGTACATATTCCCACATGGCTTGAGGGTATGTTCGAGGTTACTGAGCGCCGCAGCGAGAATAAAATGGTCGTCACTATCGGCAATCGCTCTAATACCTACTACCTCTTCGGAGGCCGGGACGAATCCAGCTACACCCTTATTCAGGGCATTACTCTGGCAGGAGTCCTCTTTGACGAGGTCGCGCTTATGCCCCGCTCCTTCGTAGAGCAGGCTATGGCGCGTTGTTCGGTCTCCGGGTCTAAGTTCTGGTTTAACTGCAACCCCGAGTCCCCGGGTCACTGGTTTTATAAAGAGTGGATTCGTAAAGCGGCGGAGCGCAATATGCTCTACCTGCATTTTACGATGGACGACAACCTCAGCCTTGACGAGAAAATCAAAGCCCGATACGAGGGTATGTACTCCGGCGTGTTCTACGACCGGTATATCCGCGGCCTCTGGACCGTCGCAGAGGGCTTGATATATACAATGTTTAATAAAGACTATCATGTAGTCCCTTCCGTACCTCGCGATTACGAGGAATACCTTATCTCTTGCGACTACGGTACCTTAAACCCGACTTCGGCCGGGCTCTGGGGGCTCTGCGAGGGAAAATGGTACCGCGTCCGAGAGTATTACTACGACGGGCGCAAGGAACGGTATCAGCGAACGGACGAGGAGCACTACGCGGCTATTGAAGAGCTTGCGGGAGACCTCTCGATTCGGAAAATCATCGTTGACCCTTCTGCCGCCTCGTTTATCGAGGTCATACGCCGGCATGACCGCTTCATGGTCGAGCAGGCGAGCAATAGAGTCCTTGACGGCATTCGTGACGTCGCTACTCGGCTGAATGCCGGCGACATCTTCTTTTGCGACTGCTGCACGGACTGCATAAGGGAGTTCGGTTTATATCGGTGGGATGAAAAGGCTGCCGAAGACCGACCGCTCAAAACCGACGACCACGCCATGGACGATATGCGCTACTTCGTTCGTGCCGCGTTCCAGCCGTCGAGATTCAGTTTTTAAGGAGGTGCGATAAATGCCCTTATTTAAGAAGCCTATCGAGCAGGAGTTTTTCAATTTGCGCCTCCGCGCTGGCAGGCCTATGACCGAGCTTGAGTTCTACGCGAAAGAGCTTACTGACTGGGAGACCTCGCCCGAGCGTCGCGAGATGATTGACGGCGACCGGTATTATACTGGAGACCATGACATTCTCAAACGCCAGCGCACAGCTATCGGCCCTGACGGTAAGCTGATTGTGATTGAGAATCTCCCGAACAACCGTATTGTGGATAACCAGTATGCGAAACACGTTGACCAGAAGGCAAACTACCTTCTCGGTCAGCCTATTTCCTTTTCCTGTGAGAATGACGACTACGCAGCTGAGGTCAAGAAGGTACTCGGCATGCGGTTTATGCGTACTCTCAAGAGTGCGGGAGTCGAGTGCCTCAACGCAGGTATCTCGTGGCTTTATCCCTACTACAATAAAAACGGTGAACTCGCGTTCCGGGTATTCCCCGGCTACGAGATTATGCCGTTCTGGGCGGACGCAGCTCACACCGAGCTTGACTCCGCTCTTCGCCTTTACCCGGTCGAGGTCTACTACGGTACTGAGAAGAAAATCGTTAAGAAGGTCGACCTCTTCACGCTGGAAGGCGTTACGACCTACATCTTCGAGAACGGTGTACTCACGCCGGACACCGAGAAGCAGGCCTATGTTAAGGTAAAAGACAGCAAGGGCAACGAGCAGCCCCTGAACTGGGAGCGCTTCCCCCTTATCCCTATCAAGTACAATCCGAAGGAAGTCCCTCTCATTCGCCGCGGTCGCTCTTTGCAGGACGCCATCAACCTCTTGCAATCTGACTTCGTGAACAACATGGAGGAGGACGTCCGCAATACTGTTCTTGTCCTCAAGAACTACGACGGGCAGGACCTCGGGGAGTTCCGGCGTAACCTGACAACCTATGGAGCTATTAAGGTCCGCACGGTCGAAGGTACTGACGGCGGCGTGGACAGTCTTGAAATCTCGGTAAACTCTGAGAATTATAAGACCGTCCTCGAGCTCCTGAAAAAGGCGCTCATTGAAAACCTCCGCAGCTACGATGCGAAGGACGACCGTCTCTCCGGTACGCCTAATCAGATGAACATTCAAAGCATGTATTGCGACATCGACCTCGACGCGAATGCGATGGAGACCGAGCTGCAAGCCTCTTTTGAAGAGATTCTCTGGTTTGTCAATACCTACCTCGCCAACACCGGCAAGGGCTCGTATGAGAGCGAAGATATTACGGTTATCTTCAACCGTGATATTCTTATCAACGAGTCCGAGGCTATCGATAACTGCTCTAAGTCCGTCGGCATTATCTCCGATGAGACCATCGTCGCTATGCACCCGTGGGTCGACGACCCTGCCGCCGAGCTTGAACGGCTTGAAAAGCAGAAAGAGGAAACGGACCCCTACCGAGCGGCTTTTGAGCAGGCGCAGGCTTTGCGCAACCCCGAAGGCGGTGACCCGGTAAATGAGGAATGATAAGTACTGGGCCAACCGAATGCGGATTCTCGAGGAATCCCTGCTTGATAAGGGGTACGACTACGTTAAAAACCTCGAGCGGCAATATGCGACCGCTATTCAGGATATAGAATCGCAAATCGCGAGATGGTATCAACGGTTTGCGGCCGAAAACGGCATAACGCTCGCCGAGGCGAATAAGCTGCTTACCACGCAGGAGCTTGACGAGTTCCGGTGGACCGTTGAAGAGTATATAAAACACGGTCAAGAGAACGCAGTCTCTCAGGCGTGGCTCAAGCAGCTTAAGAACGCTTCTGCCCGTGTCCACGTGTCAAGGCTTGACAGCTTGAAGCTCCAACTACAGGAGCAGGCCGAGGTCTTACACGGGGTACAGACAGAGGCCCTTAATTCGTCCCTGAGCGAGGTTTACCAGCGAGGCTATTATCATACCGCCTTTGAGCTCCAAAAGGGCATGGGGGTCGGCTGGACGCTTCACGGGCTGACCGATGAAGCTATCAGCAAAGTACTCTCGCAGCCGTGGACCTTAGACAGCCAGACCTTCAGCGATAGAATCTGGGCGAACAAGCAGGCGCTCGTCAACAGCGTCAACACGCAGCTTACCCAGATGATAATGCGAGGTGCGGCTCCGGATAAAGCCATCAAGGCTATCTCCGACCGTTTTCGGGTCTCTAAGTCGCAGGCCGGGCGTCTGGTCATGACCGAGAGCGCCGCCTTCGCGAACGAGGCCCGCAAGGACTGCTTCAAAGACCTCGGCGTTGAGAAGTACGTTATCGTGGAAACCCTCGACAACGAGACTTGCAGCCTCTGCGCAGGGCTTGACGGTAAGGTCTATCCGATGAGTGAGTATCAAGTCGGCGTTACTGCGCCGCCTTTTCATCCGTGGTGCCGTGGCACGACTGCCCCCTACTACGAGGATATGCAAGGCCTCGGAGACCGCTTTGCGAGAGATGTAAAGACCGGCGAGAGCTTCAATATTCCGAAGGATATGACATATAAGGACTGGAAAGCGAGACAAGACGCTGCCTATGGCGCTGGTACCGTAGAAAAGTTCAAAAATATGTGGTATAATGAATCTGCTGACAAAAAGCAGTATGAAAACTACAAGGCCCGACTCGGCGCAGACGCGCCTAAGAGCTTTGCAGCTTTTCAGCAGTTAAAGTATAATTCTGAGAACTACAAGGACCTTACCGGTTACTATCGATACAAGGGTGCGAATCCTACAAGCGATAGGCGCTTTTGGACTGCGCATAAAGCGGTTAAGGCTCTCCACGACGAGGGCAAAGTCCGAACGACCGGAACTCTGGTCGCTCCGCCTCTGGGTCGAGTCGCCATCAAAGCGAACGAGCACGCCGAAAAACGGTTTGCTTCTCGCGGTATAACCTTAGAATGGACTCAGAATATTATTGATAACGCAGACTTCGCGCTTAAACAGCGTAAGGGCACGCAATACGCCTTCTATACGAGCGAGGGCTTTGCGGTCCTTGATAATAACGGCGAGATTGGTACCGCCGGGCAACTGGACGAACGCGGCAAGCTGCTATATGACGAGGTGATGAAACATGTCCGAGCAAAATAAGGTCAAGTGCCCTTTACTGAATAAGGAAATTGACTGGGGCTATTGCTGGGAGCTTTGCAATATCGCTACCGACGATATTCTTCTTGAGGGCGATACCGTTCCCGACTGGGATAAGGCCCTCGAGGTATGTAAGAAGTGCGGTCGATATTCGAGCGAGCCAGAAGGCTCCTAATTCGAGCCCGATTTTTCAGAGGGTAAATCTAAGGGCCCCTCAGTTAAAACGCGATACGGGAGACCGTGGAGCCCCACAGAAGCAATAGTTGATTAGAGCGTCCCTGCTTTTTAGCAGGAGGCGCTTTTTTCATACAAAAATTACCGCCTTACGCGGCGGACAACAAATAGCGTACCCGCAATACCGGGACTGGCCGGATAAAAAGGACAGCGGGAGACAGGAGGACAAAATGTTGGACTGGCTAAAAACTATTTTGGGAGAAGCGTATTCCGAGGAGATTGATAAGAAGGTCTCTGAGGAAATCGGCAAGAATTTCGTGGCGCGTGCAGACTTCAACACTCTGAACACCGAGAAGAAAGCTCTCGCCGATACCGTCAAGGAGCGCGACAAGCAGCTTGAGACCCTTAAGGCCTCTACCGGCGACGTCGAGGCGCTCAAGACGCAAATCGCTACTCTCCAGACTGAGAACACCGCGACGACGAAGGCCCATGAGGCAGAAATCAAGCGTCTCAAAATCGATAACGCCGTTGAGCTGGCTCTGTCTGCTGCCAAAGCGAAGAACGTAAAAGCCGTGAAGGCGCTGCTCGACCTTGATAAGGCTGAGCTCGACGCGGACGGCACCGTTAAGGGTCTGGCCGACCAGATTAAGAAGCTGGCCGAGGCACCCGACAGCGGTTTTATGTTCGACACTACGAAACCGAAGAATAACTTTAAGGGCTTCAAGCCCGGCGAGAGCGGAGACCCGGCGCCTTCCGGCGATAAAAAGCCGGAGACTATGACCTACGACGAGCTCTGCGCGTACCTCGCTGAAAATCCTGACGCAAAACTTTAATATGAAAGGACGATTTTACTATGGCAAACAGCAAGTTTGATTCTAAGAGCTTCAATGC